TCAGTTCACAGAAGTTCAGTTGCCGGAAATGTCTCCAACTGAAGTGACTGATTTGATGAATTCTCTACAGTAAAGGAGTATTTTAGATGGCAGCACCAGATACAACTAATGAGGTTACCGTCAGACGACTTTCGCAAGTTGTCACGGGAACCTGGGAAAAAGTAAAAGATTATGCAGTCTCCGATGTCGCATGGGATTCGACTAACGGTAAGCTCACCAAGACTAAGAATGGTACGACTAGCGATGTCGTAACTAAGAGCAATCTTCTGTCAGCACTTGGAGGCAGTATCGCTTCTGGAAATACTGGATTCGTCACTGGAGGATCAGCTTACACTGAGCTTGAAAAGAAGGCAAATACTGACTCTCCTACTCTCAGTGGAGTACCTAAAGCTCCTACCGCAACAGCTGGAACTAATTCGACTCAGATCGCTACTACAGCTTTCGTCAAAGCTGCTGTCGATACTGCAATCGCAGGTATCTCTGGAGATCTGACTTACAAGGGCGCTTATGCTGGTGGTAGCACTGGAGCATACGGCGCTTTGACTCCAGCAGCCGTCAAGGGCGATGTTTACAAGGTTTCCACTGCTGGTAAACTCGACGGTGTAGCTGTTGAAGTTGGCGACATGCTTATCTGTAACAGCGATACCGCTGCAGCTACTTCTTCTGACTATGCTACCGTCGCTGCTAAGTGGGATTTCATTCAGACTAACATCGACGGAGCTGTATCTGGTCCTGCTAGCTCGGTAAACAATAGGGTTGCTGTATTTGACGGAACGAATGGTAAGGTCATCAAAGATTCCGGATACACGATCGCAACGTCTGTTCCGAGTGGCGCTGTATTTACCGATACTGATACGAAGGTTACTTCTGTAGGAAATCACTATACGCCTACTGGTGGTACTTCTAAGTCTGCTTCTGGTGGTTCTGCTTCAGAACTCCCTACATCGTCTACCGGTTCTCTTGTCCAGGTTTTGACTGGTGTAACCGTTGACGCTGCTGGTCACGTCACTGCAGTTTCTTCTAAGGGTCTATGGTCTCCAAATACGACTTATGAATCCAAGGCAGAAGCTGCTGGCGGTAGTGCGTTATCACTCTGTACGACTGGAGAGAAGTACACTTGGAACAACAAGCAGGATCTCATCACTGACTTGAACGACATTAGAACTCAGGCTAGCGGCGCAGTTCGTTATGATACGACTCAGAGTTTGACTACTGATCAGAAGACTCAGGCTAGATCGAATATTGGTGCTTCTAACTTAGCTATCGGTACTACTGCTTCTACAGCAGCTGCTGGTAATCATACACATAGCGCGTCTATCGCTGCAGACTCTTCTTCGGGTACAGTTACTCAGCTTAGCGCTAATACTCAGTACAAGCTTACTGCAGGTGGTAGCTCGGTATTATTCAAGACTCCTTCTTCTCCGACTGTCAACAATGCTGCTTTGAAGATTCAGATTAACGGTGGTACTGCTACAAGCAAGTTCACTGCTAACGCATCTTCTGATGCTACACTGACTTTCGCTACTGGTTCTAGTAATGGTACGATCTCTGTTGATGGTACTGATGTATCAGTCAAGGGTCTTGGATCTGCTGCATATACAGCATCTACTGCTTATGCTACAAGTGGTCATACTCACTCTGTATCTATTGCTGCAGATTCTGGTACTAACCAGTTGTCACTTGCTGCAAGCACGAAGTATAAGATCACTGCTGCCGGTGGTACTTATGTATTCACTACGCCGCCGAATACGACTTATACGTTTGACGGAACGTACGATGCTTCGTCAAACAAGGCTGCAACTGTAAGCTCAATCACGAGCCGTATTGGAGAGTTAGATGTTACTGTCTCGGGCATGGGTCCAGGAAAGACAATAGAATCTCTAACAGAAACTGATGGTAAGATCGCTGCTACGTTCCAGGACATCACTATCACAAAGTCCCAGGTTAGCGACTTCCCTACATCGATGACGCCGACGAGCCACGCCCACGGGAACATTTCCAACGGCGGTACGTTGACGGATACCGCAGCGGCAGCTGCCGGTAACGACTATGTCGTGATCCGCGACGCGGACAACGCCAAGATACAGACGTCGACAATCAAGGGAACCGATGTTGCGGACGCGGTCAGCAAGAAGCATTCCCATTCCACGCTTACCTTGTCGACTACGGCACAGACATACGACGGCTCTCATACTTTGGCATTGCCAGCAAGCGACCCGTATACGTCAGCTCGTACGCCTGCATCACATACCCACGGGAACATCACGAATGCTGGTGCTATCGGATCTACATCGGGTTACGCAGTCTACACAACGACGAACGGCGTGCTCACTGCTGGTACACTTGCAACGTCTTCTCCGTCTGCATCTGGTAACACCTTGTCATTCATCGATACGGTTTCGCAGGATGCAAAAGGTAAGATTACTGCTACCAAGAAGTCTGTTACGATTGACACTGCGTTAAGCTCGACTAGCACCAACCCAGTGCAGAACAAGGTGATCAATACGGCGCTCGCTGGAAAACAGGATACTCTCACAGAGATGACCGATGATGAAGTCACTGACTTGCTTGCTGCATTGACCTAATAACATCTACAAATACTAAATAGTCGCTTGCTAGTTTCTTTACTAGCAAGCGACTATTTAGTATAAATTGAGATATAAATTAAAATAAGTATTATTCTAAAAGAGGTTTAGATGGCTGCACCTGCTACAACGAATAGCGTAACCGTTCGGAAACTGTCAAGTGTAATTACTGGGTTGTGGGCTAAAATCAAGGATACCTTTGCAGCGAAGTCACACACTCACGGCAATATGCAGAACGGAGGCACGTTGCAGACTAGTGACGTGGCTATAGCTAATGGTGATAAACTTGTTGTTACGGATTCCAGCGATTCTAGTAAGGTTGCTAGAACAAGTTTAGCATTTGATGGGAGTTCCGTTGGTCAGCTATTAAGTAAAGCTGGCTCGTTCCAGTATCCTTATGAAGCATATCTGTCATGGGGTGGACAGAATCGAGTAGGGACTTTCGGCCCGTTAGATTCGGCTCTTGTTAGCGAACTAGGTGCAAACCGATTTGCATTTGGTAATCCAAGTGGCATTATTATTGAATATACCCGTGATGGTGGAACTACTTGGACAGACTATGGTGCAAGTAACGACACAAAATCTGGTATATTCTCATGTAAGTCTGGGTATGAAATCAGGATAGGTAAATGGGATAATAGCAATAAAGCAACCACTGGTACAAATTACGCAAATTACAAGGTTCGCGTAATTATTAACTGTGGTTCATTTGGTATATACAACGTATTTGAAAAATTCGTTATCTATCTTTCCACTAACGGTTCAAACAGTTGCTACATGGTAATGAGTGGTGTAAAGCAAGCAGAAACTACAGATGTATGGACTAATATTGGTCAAATGCAAGTAGGTGGGTGGAGCGGATTTAATGTATTTAATAAAAGTGTTTCAATGGGAGCTTCTCAATATGCGACGTATAAGAAAATTCAATTCCTATTTGAAGCAAGAGCAGCCACTGATACTGATACTTATGGTGGTTTGTGCATTTATTCTATATTTGGTTATGGCGGTGTAGGGTGGACTACTCCATCCACCATAGCATCGACAGGTCATTTATATTCTTATAATGCAAGTAAGCATGCAACATTCCCGGCGCAGATAACAGCAACTGCATTTATAGGTCCGTTGACTGGCAATGCCGACACGGCGACAACGGCCACGAACTACAATACGACTACTGGAAATATCAAGACAGCATTAGATGGTAAACAGGACGTTCTGACCGAAATAACCGACCAGGAAGTTACCGACCTTCTAAACTCACTCACTTAATTTAAACTTAGGAAAAACTATATGAGATTTCATGTACTAGGAGTTCCACATACCCGCACTCTGTTAGAATATACTTCTTGTGCCTTTACACAGAAAGTCTACAAGTTCTGCAAGATGATGGGTCAGCGGGGACACACAATCTATCACTACGGAGTAGAAGGCTCCAACGCTCCCTATTCCGAAAATGTATCCGTGGTGTCCAACGAGACGTATGAGCGCGTTTATGGAGATACCCCCAAACAAGGGCCGTATCACTTTGATGAAATGGACGACTGCTACCAAGAGTTTTTCAAGAATGCCACTATCGAGGTCGGCAAGCGTAAGCAGCCCAACGATTTCATTCTGGCGTTTTGGGGCATTGGAGTAAAGGACGTATGCGACGCCCACCCCGACCTCATTGCTGTAGAGCCTGGAATCGGGTACCCTAGTGCATTTGCACGCTATAGGGTGTATGAGTCCTATGCGTGGATGAACGAGCAACTTAACGACTACACCGAACCTGACTGGTATCACATAGTCATACCTAATTATTTTGACCTAGATGATTTCGAGTACAATCCAAGTAGGGAAAGTCGGATGAAAGACCCGTATTTCCTGTATCTAGGCAGGGTCACAACTTGCAAGGGAATACATATAGCTTTGCAGGTGTGCGAGAAGCTAGGCGTACGCCTTGTGGTGTCGGGTCCGGTATTTGACGACTATAAAGGATTTTCGTGGCCTAGCAATGTGGAGTATGTCGGCCCTAGTGATGCAGAGAAACGTAAGGAACTTATGAAGAATGCCGTGGCTTCGTTCATGCCCACTGTGTACAGTGAGCCTTTCGGTGGAGTGCAAGTGGAGAATTTCCTATGTGGAACTCCCGTGATATCTACTGACTGGGGAGCTTTTCCCGAGGTGAATATTCATGGGGTGACAGGATATCGGTGCAGGACGTTCGACGATTTCATCAATGCTGCTATGAATTGTCTTGATGGAAAGATCAACCCAGCTGATTGCAGAAAGACCGGGGAACTATATTCCTTGGAGAACATCGCACCCAAATACGAAAAGTATTTCAGAGACGTACTCAATGTCCATACGGGTAACGGCTGGTATGAGCTTTCCGATAGTACTAAAAATCGTATAGAGAGTATGCGATAAATAATATGAATCTACCAAATAGTTGTAGATTTTTGTGCAGGCTATGCACATTATACTTTTTAACATCGACGGAAGTTGTCCGTTGTAACAAAATTGGAGAAAACCAAAATGGCAGCACCTACCTCCCAACACGAAGTCACAGCGAGAAAGTTGTCTGATACTATCTCGGGCCTCTGGGGCAAAATCAAAGACACATTCCAGACGAAACTGACAGGGCAGACCGCATACTCTGCCAAGGGAACCGCTACTAAGGTTCCGCAGATCACGACGAATAGTCTCGGTCAAGTTACAGGTATCACTGAAGTTACAATCTCCGGTGTAACTCCAGCCTCTCATACGCACGGCAATATTCAAAACGGTGGTACGCTTCAGTCTAGCGATATTACCATTGCGTCTGGCGACAAGCTCGTCATTACGGATTCGAGCGATTCTAGCAAGGTTGCTAGAGCCTCTGTATCGTTTGATGGAAGCACGACTACTACAGCTTTGACTCCGAAGGGTACGTTTGAAGCTTTTGCCAAGGCTGCTGATATTACCAGTGCTATTCAGGGCTTGGATGTGAGCTCTGTGGGTGGAGCTGGTAAGTATATCTCTGCGATTTCCGAAACTGATGGTAAGATTAGTGCTACCGCTACTACGATGGATACTACACCTACGGCTAGCTCTACTAATGCTGTGACTAGTGGCGGTGTGAAGACTGCTGTAGATGCCAAACTGGATAAAACGACGTATGAATGGAACAAGGAAATCGCATTTGGTTCCACTGGCAAGCTATGCGTCGGTAAGTTCCCGATGTACGACAGTAATGTAACTATTACTATTTCTACAACTACAAACATAGGCTTTAGCGGTACTATAGTTATTGCTACACAGAATATTGATACTTCTCGTGGCGGTTCTTATTCTGTAAATGTATTTGGAGATCCTAATGGTGATTTATCTTCTAGGCTTAAAGTTAAATATTCTAGCGGATCTAGAAATTTCGAAGTATATATAGACTTTCCTTCTTGGTCAAAGAATCTTATTCATATTCAAGCACAAGCTCTTAGGGCCGCTCCTACCGATATAGCAACATCAGTAGATTCTATACCTGATACTGACTTGCTTACCGTAGCAAATAAGTTAGATTCCAAACAAGATGCTTTGGCAACCCAGACCGCATATTCCGCCAAGGGTACGGCAACTAAAGTTCCTCAGATTACTACCAACACGCTTGGGCAAGTTACGGGTATTACGGAAGTTACCATTAGTGGTGTAACTCCAGCTTCTCATCCCCACGGCAACATCACGAATGCCGGTGCGCTCCAGACTACTGACATCACTATTGCTAGTGGCGACAAGCTCGTCGTAACGGATTCATCCGATTCTAACAAAGTCGCTCGTACAAGTATTTCGTTCGATGGCTCTACCGCAACCAAGGCCCTTACGCAAAAAGGCACTTGGGAAACGTTTAACAATTATTCTCATCCGACCACCACGGCTACGGATGCAGCTGCCGTTAAAATTGGTAAGGACGGCCTGGGCCATGTAGTGATCGGTTCTGCTCTAGGAAAAAGTGATGTCGGTCTCGGTAGCGTCGTAAATACGGGTGACTCTGCAACCCCTGTAAGTGGTGGCACAACTAAGTTCACCACCGGCGGTGCGTACACCGAACTTGCAAAGAAAGCAAACCTTGCATCTCCGGCTCTGACAGGTACTCCTACCGCTCCTACTCCTGATGCAAGTTCTAACGATACCACGATTGCGACCACCGCATTCGTCAAGGGTGCTTTCTCTACCGTTGATGCAATGGTCTACAAGGGAACTGTGACTCTCGGGGCAACTTCTCCGGGTGGACTCACCGTTGCCGCAGACAAGGGCCACACCTATAAGGTCATTGCCAGTGGCACTACCACAAAGGGTTATGTGGACGGTGTGGCTGTAGAGGCTGGCGACATGGTTATCTGTAATACGGATAGCACGGCTGCTGCCACATCTAGCAACTACACTACGATCGCGGCTAAGTGGGATTTTGTGCAGGGTAACCTTGATGGCACCGTAGTAGGTCCTGCAAGTTCTGTAAATAGCCGAATCGCAATATTTGACGGCACCACCGGAAAGCTCCTCAAGGACAGTGGAAAGCTCACTAGCGACTTTGCTACTTCTGCTCAAGGCACTAAGGCTGATTCTGCACTACAGGCAATTACGGCGACGGCTGGTTCTGACATCGGTTCTGTAGGTACTCCCTCCGTTGACGCAAGTACATCTGGAACTACGACTACTCTTACGTTCCACAAGTTGAAAGGTGCTACAGGTGCTACAGGTGCTACGGGTGCTACCGGACCTACCGGCCCCACGGGTGCAACTGGTCCTACGGGTGCTACTGGTGCTACTGGTCCGAAAGGTGCTACGGGTGCTAATGGAACTAACGGAACTAATGGTACTTCCGCTGCGTGGTTCACGGGTACAGCCGTAACGGGTACGGGTACGGGCATTAGTGCTACAGTTTCGGGTTCTAAGGCTGGCGATATGTACTTGAATACAAGTACGGCATATACGTATGTTGCCACGGCAGCGAATAAATGGAATTATGTCTGTAGTATTAAGGGTGCTACGGGCGGTACGGGTGCAACTGGTCCTACTGGTGCTACTGGTGCTACTGGCCCTACCGGTGCTACTGGACCGACAGGCGCTACTGGACCTAAAGGTGCAACTGGTGCCAATGGTACTAACGGAACTAATGGCACGAATGGTACATCCGCATATTGGTTTACTGGAACGGCAGTGACAGGTACAGGTTCTAGCATTAGCGTTACAGTGTCAGGTTCTAAGGCCGGAGATATGTACTTGAATACAAGCACCTCCAACGTGTACACAGCAACGGCCGCAAACGTATGGAAGTATGTATGTAACATCAAGGGTGCTACTGGTGGAACTGGAGGAACAGGTGCAACTGGTCCTACCGGACCTACGGGAGCCACAGGTCCCACTGGTGCTACTGGTCCGAAAGGAGCCACAGGTGCAACCGGCCCAACTGGTGCAACGGGTGCAACTGGTCCTACTGGTGCTACTGGCCCCTTTGCTCCAACATTAGATTTGGGGCAAGCTTCAACACTACCTATTAGTACAATGGTCTCGTCGGATTTCAAGGCCGGTAAATTTTTTCTCAAATCAACGTCTGCCGGTGGTTCCGCCTACACATTCGGTAATGTTACTATTCCGAATAATCAATGGTATCGCTATCAAGTCAGTGGTTTGAATGCAAACAATTGCGTCATTACACTAGAAATCGCTGCTGGCTCTAGCAGTACGGCATTCGGTGTCTACAAAATTTTGTACGACAGTGGCAGTGTTAAGAACGTTATCAAGGTACCATATACAACCACGTCAGCAGCGGTTGGAGGGACTACAACTCCTGTGTATGTGGATTCTAACGGAGCTATGCAAGCTTGCTCTTTGGGTAGTCAGTATGCTTCTGTTCAAGCACTAAATGGACTAGAAAGCAAATTAGCACGCACAGTGCGAGCTGCCTATAATGGCAATGCTTCAACTACGTCTGGTACAAGTGATGCCACGATTGAACTTCTTGATGGTATCAAGATAGCATTTGAGCGTGATAGTGACAGTAAACTATACTTGTATATCAAGCAAGATGGGGGTACTACCTCTTACGACGTGGTTGGTGTTGCACACCTAACGACCTGTATTCGTGGCACAGTTAGCAATAACTATTATTCCATATTTACATCAGCATCTGGCTCTTGGGTTAAATTTGTATCATTTGATGTCAGTACCAACACAACCGAGGTATATCAGTATATAGGCTCTGCTACATTCAGATACGGTCTATATGGTATCCACCTTGACTACAGCATACGTCATGCCAATGGTGCATCTACTATGCAAATGACGTTGACAGGCTACATTGGCCTACTGTAGACGTAATTACACTTATTCTCAAAGCTACCCGCACTACGGGTGGCTTTTCTTGTATTACGATTTTCTAGACAAATCTTCGATATTTGCACAATCGAAGTGGAGTATAAATAAAGCATACGGCAGGGACTTTCTTGTAAGGATTTCTCTGCCAAATTGGAGAATTTCTGAATGCTAGTATCAGGCGGAAAGATCTTATCTATAGATCGTGTCAGGACGGATTCGACAGTCTCTGGGGACGGCGTATCCAATAAGCTTGGCATAGCTGACTGGATAAGAACGAAAATGGGAGTCGATTTCGCTCCCGATACTGGAACTTATCTGTTCGGTACAGAGGGTCCAGAACGCGAATGGCTGGCTGTTTCCGCAGAAGACTGGGGAACATATCAGCTTGACGAGTCTGGCGCTACTGTTACTGACGAGCAAGGAAATCCTCAGTATGCAGAAGAGAACGAGAACCTCTGGACTAAGCTGAGAAGCAAAGAGTTTGGAGCTAGAAGGTCTATAGCCGACCGATTCGGAAGAATCATCGACAAGACATATACGACCTCTGGCAACGTAGAGACTCTGATCGAGATCCACGCCCATGACAACGACATGACCCATGAGGATCTGAACGATCTACTCGACATACTTGGGCAATAGATTTTAACATTAGGAGCTAAGAGAAATGGCTAATATCACATCACAAAACGAAGTTACCGTCAGCGGTCTTGCTAAAGTCGTCGAAGGTATCAAAACATGGGTAGAGAGCAGTGCAGCAGCGCACAGCGCTTATCGGGTACATAACCTTCAAGAATGGGGCGACGTTAGTGGAAGACCAGACTCCGGAAACTACGTATTTGCCGCAGAATACGTCAATGGCGAACTTGATGTCATCAAGGCATCCATCGACGAAGCTGCTTCTGCTACTTCTGCAGACATGGAAGTTATCGCAGCTGCTTTGAACGACCTTGACGACCGCATCAACGCTACGTCTGGAAAGGCTGACAAGGTAACTGGCGCTACTGCTGGCCATCTAGCTGCACTTGATGCAGACGGCAATCTTACTGATGCCGGAGTAACATCGGGATCCTTCAAGACAAAGCAGAACACTTATACTGCTACCAGCGGTACCCTCGCTACTGTAACTTCTATCAATCAGAACGAAAACGGTGAAATCTCCGTAACGTTCCAGGACATTCAGTCTGCAACTGATTCTGTCAAGGGCGTTGTTCAGCTCGCTACTTCTATCGGAACTCCAGAGACCGAGAACAATAGGGCAGCAACTGAGAGGGCTGTTCGTGAAGCTATTGATGCTGCTGTATCGAACGCATACCATCATGCAGGTACGATGGATGCATCTAATATCGACAATTCACTGCTTAACTCAGACAATGAGGGTAACGTATACAATGTAACCGCGTCAGGCTATACTACTAATGACTTCTTAGAAGGTGCTGGTAAGATAATTCGAGTTGGCGACAACGTCGGTATCTGCCTTAATGGAGGTTCTTACAAGTTCGATCTTCTCTCTGGTTTCGTAGATCTGTCTGGTTACAAAACTAAGCAGACTGCTATCACTAGCGCAGCTTCAAATGCTCTTCAGACCGTTCAGCAAATCCAACAGGACGCGAACGGCGAACTGACTATCACGTATCAGAAGATCCAGTCAGCAACAACTAGCCAGGAAGGTGTTGTTCAGCTTGCTGGATCCATCAGCGCAACCGTTTCTTCTGAGAACAACAAGGCTGCTACCGAGAAGGCAGTTAGAGACGCAATCAACGCTCTCGACGTAAGTAACATTACTGCTAATCTCGGTGTCTCTAAGACAATTACGGCTCTTAGCGAAACCGATGGTATGATCGCTGCTACTGCCTCCGATATCCAGATCGAAGAATCTCAGGTTACTAACTTGACAATCGACTTGGGTAAGAAGGCAGATAAGGTCACAGGTGCTACTGCTGATAACTTCGCAGGTCTTGATGCTAACGGCAATCTCCAAGACTCTGGCAAAAAGGCTGCAGATTTCGCTACTTCTGCTCAGGGCGCTAAGGCTGATACAGCAGTACAGAGCATTACGACCAACGGCACGACTTGGACTAAGACTGGAACTACGGTCGAGATCCCGCTCGCAACAAGCGCAGCAGGTGGAAGCGCTGGTATCATGTCTGGACCAGACAAGGTAAAGTTGGATGCCATCTCAGCAAGCGCTGAAGTCAACCAGAATGCGTTCAGCTATGTCACTGCTGGCGGAGTTACGATCGAAGCAGAATCCAAGAAAGATACTCTGAACATCGTGACAAGTGGAAACGTCAATGTCTCTGCAAACGCTTCGACCGACACTATTCTGATCGGAATTCCTCTCATGGACGAAACAGATGTGAACAACATCCTGAATCTCCTGAACTAATTCGACACTGAATAGAACTCTATTAAAAGAATAACTCACCTGCCCAACAACAGGTGAGTTTTTTCTAAGAGGAGGTATAAATACTATATGTCAAAAGATGAAAATATCGGAACAAGATCTGCTGGAACGGAAGAGAAAGAGGTTATCGTCTCTAAGCTCTCCGATCTAGTCGTGGGCGTATGGGAAAAGGCTGGTGATAAGTTCAGAACTAAGTCAGATGCTGAAGCTAAAGACTCTGTAGTCGCTGCTGCTCTGACTGATCTAGACACTCGACTCAATTCAGTATCTGGAGAGGTCGAGAATAAGGCTGATCTCAATCACTCGCATGGATTCCTTACCAACGAAGGAACTATCAACAGCGCAGCTACTATCGCTTCGGGTGACCATCTCGTCATCACAGACGCTAGCGAATTGGGAAAGGTCAAACGATCCGTCCTAGCTTTCGACGGAGTTTCAGAAGACAAGGCGCTTACTAAGGCTGGTACTTGGGAAACCATGCTCGGTACTGCAGCGATCACTAACGCTATCAACGCTCTGGACGTGAGCTCAGTTGGTGGATCCGGAAAGTACATTTCTCAGATTTCGGAGACGGACGGAAAGATCTCCGCTACTGCTACTTCTTTTGACTCTACTCCGACTGCAAATTCTAGCAACGCTGTAACAAGCAGCGGAATCAAGGCAGCGTTGGATGGGAAGGCAAGCAAGTCACTTGACAACGTTACTGGTACTCTCCCTGTAGCAAACGGCGGTACCGGACAGACTTCATTGGCAAATGTAACAGTTGGTTCAGCAACAAAAGCGACTCAGGACTCCGACGGCAACGCCATCAACGCCACCTACTTCAAGTCCTCAGGAAACGTCAGCCTCGTTTCTAATACTGCAACAAAAATCGGTACACAGAACGGCACCGATGTCAAGCTCACGCTCCCGACAATCCCGGCAGCAGTCTCGGTCAAGGGCAACGCCGAATCTTCGTATCACACTGGCCAGGTGAACATCACCCCGGCCAACCTTGGCATCTCGGCAACGTCCACAAGCGTGACCGTTGGCTCTACTACATTCAATCAGTACACGCATCCTACAACTTCTGGCAACAAGCACATACCGTCGGGTGGATCTTCCGGTCAGTTCCTGGGATGGAGTGCCGACGGCACGGCCACCTGGGTATCAAACCCGAACACCGATACTAAGGTCAAGGCTACCGCCAAGACTGACAACGTCAACTACAAGATTCTGGCCACGGCATCTGCAAGCCCCACTTCCGGCAATGCTACCGAAGCCGTGTATGATACCGATATTACGTTGAATCCGAGTACGAATACGATTGCCGCGAATATATCTGGAAATGCAGCAACTGCTACGGTAGCAGAAACATTACCTTACGGCTATGCAACTTGGAATGGCCCAGACCAGAATGGCGATAAAGTGATTATAGCTATTGAACCAACTTCATATAACTATGGCGATGTGATGGTTACATTGGACATCTACGAATCAAAGGCTGGAGTAGGTGATATGTATCGCGGAAAGTTGATGATTGACATCCGAAGAAATAATAGTGACACTGCATTTGCATATAACGTTAGCTATGTTGGTGAGCCAATTCGCTATACTACCATGTCTGTAAAATACGATAGCAATCGTAAAGTGTACGTTGTATTCAATAAGAATAATGCATTTTACATCGGTGTTAAAGCTGTTGTCATGAGCGCTACTGGTTGGCAGGAATCTGATTTCTTGTCCTATGTTACGCGTTATGCTAACCCAGATGTTTCTGATACATCCAGCTGGACTTCCGTAACAATAAGCGAGGCACGTAATCCACGTTCTCCAATGGTCGGCAAAGGATCAACGACAACTCCTGTGTATGTTGACTCCGATGGCAACGTGCAAGAATGTGATATAAGGCCGGATGCTGACGTAGCGCTGATTCTTTATGGCGACAGCAATTATTCCACTGTCAAGGCGCTGTACAACGCGGGCAAGAAGCTGTACCTAGTGACCGGCGGTAGCATTCAGCCTAGCGGTAGATTCGAGTGCCGCATACCACTGACACAAATCACATATGATGCCAACCTAGAAGTCAATGCTTTCTACTTCGAACAATCGCAAGACGACCGCAACGGAGCGTCGGAAGTCGGATCCATTGCATCCTATCGTCTCGATTCTAGCGGATGGACTATGTCCGCAAAGCAGGTCGGCTATGCGGTGAATGCTGGCAATGCAAATAACTACATTGGTGGTGGTGGCATTGACACGGCACTGCAAGGTAAGATGTCCACAAATGGTAGCAATGCCACAAACGTGGCTGGTGGTAACATAATACGCAGCTTGAATGACTGGAGTAACCCAGCTGATGCCGAAATGATAGCGGCAGCGAGTAGTTCGGAGCAAGGTAAATATACCTTGATAAAATTATGGGACAACTACTTCAAGAATAAGGTCAACTCAATTGTCCCTAATGTTGGGTATATGGGTGCTTCTGCAATGACGGCTATGCAGAAGAACGGTACCGACACTATGCCCGGCAACAACTGTAAGATATGCCTCGACACAAACACGTTTAACTCTTTTGGTTACAACGGATTCACGTGCCTAGGCCACTATAGACCTACGGGGTCGGGTCAGAAATATTACGGTTGGTGCGGAAATTTTGCACAGAATGGCGGCATAGTGGAGATTGATTTCGACTACACCGCGACCGTGGAAATTGCGCGAAGCAGTATAACATCCCTGCCAGAATCCATGGATGTCTCCTTTGCCGCAATGACTGATAACAATGCTTTCAAGTACGGTTTCGCTCTGGACGCTTCGACAATTTTTGCGACATCGCAAGAAACGATGCGATTTGAAGTCAGTGGGACGACTTCTAAACAAATTAAAGGACATGCCCGTTTGATTGGGCGTGGTTCGGCTTCTTCCACTCAGACAGGAACCCGCATATTTGTCGGCGCAGTTCAGATAACCTCCAACGACCACTTCCTCGTACTGAACGTAAACAATATTCGCATAAAGGTTACTGGTGGAGAAATCTACGACGTAACGTATCTTTAGTTGATTGCGTTTAAGGGGAAGGCCCGCCAATCGGCGGGCCTTTTTTAATCCAATGTCGGAAGAATCTCGTCGAACTTCCACTTCTTTTTCCTCTGCACGCTGTCGGACACCGTCATTGCTGTCGACATCTTCTCCGCATAGTCATTCGGCCCCTTGTACCGGCAGTGCAGTATCCTCATGCGCTCGTCGTACAATTTATACGGGCAGTTCGGTATGCCGACCCCCTGGATGTTCCTACCGTCGGGCAGCAACGCCCCCAGGAACACAGAGTTTTTCGGAACGTGACCTCCACATGGATTTTCCCAGGTCTCTTCATAGTGTATCTTTCCGTAACGACGTACGATCGTCTTGACTGTCCCATCTCCGAGCCACATGAATTTCTTAGCTAGTTCGGGATTCTCTTCAGTGCAGTACTCAAGGACTTTGCCAGTACGTTCCTCTTTGAATTTCTTAGGGAACAAGTGTTTCCAACGTATAGCGAGCATATCCATGTGAGGAAACTTGTTTCTATAGTACATGATACCGTCATATATTGACGGGAATGAGCCGATATCTAAGTATTCATCGTCGTCTATCGGCATAATCCACTCTGCATTCGAACGGCATTCGACGTAAGAGTCATATAAGCGGTACTGGTATGCTTGACCTTCGACGAGCTCGTACGTCACTCGTTCTCCGTACTCTTCGCAGACTTTCTTGATTTCGTACTTCGATTCGTTGTCGAATACGTGAACTCTGTCGAACTTGCACTTGTACAAGTGATGATCGAGCCATTCACGTAGGTCTTCGGGTTTGAGAAACTTCGTCAAGAGCATCGCTTCTGTCTTATATTTGTAGGACTTAGGGAATATGATCTGTTTGTCGAATCGATGCGGATAGACTGGCTTGTTGCAGAGATAGTAGTACTGGTCGTAGTTGTTGTATGGAATCACTGGATGCTGGGTTAAGTGTCCGCAGTATGTCATGTAGGTAGACTGGATGATCTGGAGACTAGTGACGAATACCTTTAACTTTGGGTATCTAGCGAGCAGCTTGTGCACGACAATCTCGTCTATTCTGACTGGCTTTCCGTCCTTGCCTAGTGCGAGAAGGTAGCGCCACACGTGCCTGGAGAATTTCCGCATCAATGGAGTATCTCTGTAGATGTTGAACGCCTGTCCTATGGCGCCTTTCCATCTTTCCTGACCGAACTTCTTGATGAAGTTCAAAAGAGCCGAAACGTCATAGTTCGATATTCTTACTGGTTTCCGCTTCAGCCATTCTGTTATCTTGTGCTCGTCTGACTTGTAGATCGAACAGATGACTGAATAGTCCGATCCTGACTTATCAAATGCGTCGACTATGTCGGCTGGGGAGTCGTGAATCTGAATAGAGGAATCTACTGTTATTACGATAGGAGTCGATGCGAACTCGAAAGGATGATGCCTGACGTAGTAGGAGGCGTAGAGAGGGTCTTTCTTGGATAGTGCTGGGTCTACGACTACCTTCCAGTGCTTGGACGAGATTTCCTTGTCGGTTACGTAGATATATTCAGCTTCTGGGTCTACTTTATCTGGTTCACGGAGTATGTCGTAGTTGCCGAAACAGTAGGATAGTACAGTGTATTTCATTTCTATAACTCTAGTGTTATTTACAATATAATAAAAGCGAGTAGTAATTGAACTACTCGCTTCTATGTATCTATAACCAATGACTACCCACCCGACCCACCAGCCTCAGCCCAGTCAAAGTTACCAGTTGTTTTATTGATATGCAAATAATAATCTTTAGTTGCATAATCAGCAGGGAGCGGTGGAAATCCGCCTTGTGCTGGAGCCCAACCGACTTGACCACTGGTAACGGTAAGTACGTCGCCATTGCTTGCACCCTCTGCGGACGGCAATGGGTTCTTGACTTTCACGTATTTCCTTTCATTCTCATTGTCAATAGCTGACTCCAATGTTTCGTCGTCAATATTCAAGTTGAATGCATACCCGCCGGACGAGACGTCATCTGCGGCAGACACTGTTGTAAACTTGCCATTGTACGGGCTAATTACAACAGATGCTGATGGCTGTTCCCACACGATCTGGTCGGAGTCGTCGACGGTTAGCACCTTGCCTTGGTCGCTATGGTCGTTGTTCGGTGCAGGCACTGGAACTGCAACTGACAGTAGATCGTCGTAATATCCGACTTTATAGATCGTCAACGAATTGTCAGTATTGAGCTTTAGCTTTCCGCTAGTTTCAAGCAATCCTGGACCAGCGAGACTTTCAGCAGTAGGAAGATCTGTCTTGAGCGCATAGTCTTCAAGAACATCTGGTTGTACAGCAGTCGCGCCCAGTTCAGCGCTAGATCGAATTCCTTCAAGATCCTCGATAGTGTCCTGCTTACCAGACACTTCGGAATTGACATACTCTTCAGTAGCATATCCTGCTGGAACCGATGTCAGATATCCCTGTTGTCCAACCCATGTCTCTGTAGCCATGTCGTTAGTAGCAGTATTGACGTACTGCTCTGTTGCGTATCCGTCGAGAGATGGAATGTCGTTTTCGATCTTAGCCGATACAGTAGAGAGCTGTTCTTCGGTAGCTAGTCCAGCGATAGATGGGATCTCTGGCTTATTTTTGATGTAAGACACTTTAGTGTCGTCTTGTTCGTTCCAGTCAGCCTGAATCTGGTCGGTCTTGAGATCTGACAACACCAAGTTTGCGTCTGTGTAACTGGTATCTGAAGGCTTCAACTTACCGACTGCATGAACTAGAGTAGAGCCGAGAAAAGCAGTTCTCTGTTCTTCTGTGAAGTCTTCTAATTTAGGATAATCGCTACCCTTCTTTCCAACTAGCTGATCACTCATTTAAAACTCCTGCAAGAATGTGCGTATATTCTATTTATACTTTCGTAATCTTGTATATATAATAATGTAACATACGGCTAAAGAGGACGAAGATGGAAGCGTATTTGATGGAAATAGCCAAAACGAATTCACCTACTTTGATGATAAGTGGAGGTTTAATAGGTTTGGTATATCTTCTAATCAAAGATCAACGTGCGAAGACAGCACTAAAGCGCGATGCCGAAAAGAAGGACACTGACGTCAAGATCGCTCTTCTCGAAAAAGACAACGAGCACTTGAAGGATCAGATATCAGTTCTGTTCAATCGCTGGGACACTCTTCAGCCCATTCTCAGCAAGATCAACGAAAATCTGTCTGCTATCCGTGAAAACATCTCGAATTTGACAGACCGTATCGAGCGAATCGAGCGTGACCAGGACAGAAGTCTGTAATCGTGAAGAATTCGTAAAGATTTATCGCTTTACGATTTCTAAAGATTTTCCTAAATTATAATTGTGAAGAAGAGGTCCTCAAGACCTCTCTTTTCATGAGCACAAATGGAGGTAATCATGACTGTACATGGAATCGATCTGGAAAGAGATCTGACATATCTAGACAGGGAATATCTTCGCCTCAAGCATCACGAGTGGGTGAAGGATATGTTCTGCGACGCTTATGTATATCCGTTCGCTCTCTGTGTAGCTTTCTGGTGCATGATGGCAGTTATTGAGAAGATTGTATAAATTCTTTCAAATAACTTATATTTCGAGAGAACTATTATGATTGAACTTGACTCTATCGACACTTCTGGGTATATCCGGAGCAAGCTGAAGGACTATATCCACATGGATCCTCGAGAAGAGGAAGCTACGATTGCGATTATGATGAATCCTAAATATGGAAAACGGATTCAAGACGCTGCTAGGAACAAGCTCCTCCAGTCTCACATCAGACTCATTTACGGAGTCGCGTACGTGTATGCACGAAGATACAACAAGATAGTCGGAGACCTGTTCCAAGCGGGCTATATGGGAATGTTCAACGCTACGCTGAAGTATGATCCGAAGAGAGGCGTGAAGTTCACTTCGTTCGCCATCTGGTGGATCACGCAGAAGATCCAAGAAGAGATCTATGTAGAGAACTGCAAGGTTCACTGTCCGATGTACACTAAGGCGGAAGCCGAACGTCGAAAAGAAGCCGCAACGTTCGACATGGTAGACAACAAGGGCAGGAAATATCTTCACGCTATGCCCGTCGTAATGTCTACAGAGACCGTCATAAGCGATGGCCGATCCATCTCTGATTCTGACACTCTGACTATCGGTGATAAGATAACTGCTGACTATCATGACATCGAGAAGATCTACACGGACGAGGAAGACAGAAAGCTCGGTGTTCTGTTGAAAGGGATTCTGACAAGCCGAGAGTACGCTTACATTAAAGACACCTATCTATATGGGATGACACAGAACCAGGTAGGAGAGAAATTCGGTCTCTCCGGAGAACGTATAAGGCAGAAGAAAAATAGAGCTTTAAGCATAGCTAAAAACGCGCTAAAGAAGTTATTCCGAGAGAACAAGTTCCAATACACGAACAAGATTAAAGAATGCGACATCGACACTATCTTTAGTGTATAAATAGAGCAAATTATGACACCTAAAATTACAAGAAAAGGAATGGGTACTGATATGATGAAGATGTTCACTGTTGTCAGAATCTTTCTAGAGAGCTACTTCAAGGGAGCTAAGAATAACCGGTTTTATCGTCCGGAATTCGCTGAAAACGCTCTCGAACTATGGTATGGACTCTCTGAAACCGAGAGAAATCAAGTTTTGAACATGGCTAGAAAGGACAACTTGATCGGTTTAGAAGATCTGCTAAGAAAGATAGACGACGAAGACGCTGAGAAGTACGTTGATGAGAAAGCGGAATAATCGCTATAAACTTAAATTTTATACCAAACTTAAAGGAGATTGACTATGAAGTCAATTATCGACAGAAAACAACTGACGGACTTTACGATCGACACTCGTAAGTTCACCAGGGCTCACGTCGCTTTCGTAAACGCTCGCAAGGACTATCATGACGCTAAGCAAGCCTACAACAAGTTCAAGGCTTACAAGGTCATGCGTATGAACTCTAGCACGATCCAGATGATCCAGAAACTCTACAAGAATCTGACTGCTGCTCGTAAGAAGTATCAGGAAGCTAAGCGTTATCTCAATCAGACTGCAATCGCTACCTTCACACTCACTGCCTCCTTGAAGATGAAGAAGAAGGAAATCGTCGAACTCGGTGAAAGATTGACCGAACTGTACCATTCGGTTGACGCCAAGGAAGATGAGCTAGTAGAGCTCATCTTCCACACTGATCGCAGAGGGAGAATTCTCTAATGGCTAACAAACTTCAGAATGTGCAACTCAAGGTATTCGATGAAGCGTGCAGACCAGAGGCAATCGAAAATGGAGACTGGATCGACTTGAAGGCTATGGAAGACGTCTTCATGGGAATGGGCGAATTTCGTCTCATTCCTCTCGGCGTCGCTATGAAGCTGCCTGATGGCTATGAAGCTCATATCGCTCCTCGTTCTTCTACTTTCAAGAACTACGGCATCATTCAGGCTAACTCGGTCGGCGTCGTAGACAACAGCTACTGCGGTCCTAACGACATGTGGATGATGCCAGCTATCAAGCTCGGAGCAGGAAAGAATCCAGTGATCAAGAAGGGCGAACGCGTCTGTCAGTTCCGCATCATCAAGAAACAGCCTAAGATCGTCTTCGAAGATTCTACACTCGAAGATCAGAAGAATCGCGGCGGATTCGGTAGCACAGGAGTCTAAGTATGGCGATTCAAGAAGTTAGCAATAATGAATTCCACGGCGTATGCACAGAAAAGGGAATCACAGGAATTACAGTTGAAGTTCTGAAGTACCCCACTAGCATGGACTGGCAGTGGGTCAAGTTCCTCGCTCTCAACACTGTCGGCAAGAATTACATTCTCGATGACGGAAAGCCTCTCAGTGATGAGCTCAAAGTCAAATATCTTACATCAGAGCACTCGCCGATCCGCTACCTCCAGTTCATCATCCGTATGCATATCCCGTACTGCGACTCTGTCTGCTTCTGCCGTCATCACACTGGCGTAGAGCATTACGTACAGTCACAGCGCAACGATAGGCAGGACAAGTTCGACCGATATCAGGAACCGCAGGGACACTATGTCACACACGTTATGGTCGTGAACGCTCAAGAACTTATGTTCATGGCGAGAAAGAGACTCTGTCGCATGGCTTCTAAGAACTGTCAGAAGATCATGATGATGATACGCATGGCTGTCCTAAGCCATAATCCTGAGTTCGCGACAGTGCTAGTCAAGAACTGCGAGTATCTCCACAAGTGTCCAGAATTCAAGCCTTGTGGTTACTGGAAGGTGCAATCTGATCTCCGTGGACTCGCCGAAGATCCAGACAAGAAGGACGATAAATAGATCGTATGATGGTACTATTCACTTCTTTGGGTTTCTTGTCAGCGATATGCTTCGGACTATGCACACTTCCACAGATTCTTAGAGTTCGCAAGAGGAAGAGCACAGCAGATATCAGTCTGCTGTTCATTCTGATGTCGCTTGTCGGAAATCTGAGCGCAGCTTCATATATCATATACTCGAACATTCAAGCTAACTTCTATCAATGGCCTCAATATCTCAACTATTCTGTTGCAACTACGCTAGTTGTCACGTTGCTGTGCTTGAAGATCAAGTATGACAAGGAACAGATCAAGGAGTCTTTCCGTCGTTCTGTCTCGGATCTTCAGCGCAAATACTACAAGTGGCAATATGAGCTATATCAGAATAGAGAGAAGGTCTGGACCGCAGGTCTGCTAGGCATCATGTTTGTAGGCACTATTCTCTATCTCTGTCTAACCTGAGTTTCCTTTATGGTTGGGTGACGGCGCAGGGTAAAATCTGCGCCGTTTTTGCGAGCTTATCGATAGAGTGAGGGAAGCAGATATGTATGAACCTTTCTCCTATCCCAGTCAGATATTCCCTTGATGGCATCACTGAACTCATCCATAGCTTTGTCGTACTTATCTCTTGCTGGTTCCAATATAGCTCTCACGAATAGTTCGATCTCTCCGAGCATGCGCTTGAGAACAGACGGGTGACACTCAGGATGCTCTTCGTACCACTTCTTAGAGTTCTCTTCGTATTCTCGTTGCAACTGAATATCCTTCTCTCGGTCTCCAGTGCGGCATTTTGGAGGCTTGAACGGGCATTCGATAGCTTTCTCCATGTTGTGATAATCTTCTAGCTTATCCTTGTATTCTCGGATAGCGTGATAGTACTTATAGCCAGCTGGTTCCCACTTATTGGCTAGCATAGATATGATCTCGGATGCTTCCATCGGTCCTTCTTTGTTGTAGTTCATGCAAAATATATGAAATGATTGAGAAAATCTAAACCTGTAAACCTTATTTTTGTGTATAAATATCAATATGAAAGATGAGAAACTGAGCGATAACTTTAAGCTTTCTGAGTTTTCTAAGGGTGAATTGACGAGCTACCAAGTCGATCTGCTGAGAATTCTTGCAGGTGAGCTGCAAGTCGTTAGAAATCGACTTCAGGAGTTCAAAGAGGGAATGAAGCCTGTCTGCATCGTGATCACGTCAGGCGTCAGAACTAAAGCTGACTACGAACGTCTCTTAAAGAAGGGCTACCATCCTAGCAAGACTTCTGACCACTTCTGCGGATATCAGAACGAAGGAATTCCTACGCTCGGGGCAGCAGACATTCAGGTATACAACTGCTCTATGACCACTAAGCAGATCGCACTCTATATCAAGCAGCTCGTATTGAGCTACGAGGTGAACTTCGGTCAGGTAATCTACGAGAAGAACCCTGCTACTGGCGCTGAGTGGATCCATCTGGGCAACGATCCTGAACTGATCTTCAAGAGCGGCATTACTGTCAAGAGAAAGAAGTTCCTGATGAGCTTGGACAATGGCAAGACTTACAAGGAGCTGAAATGATCATATTGGGAATTCTCATAGGCGTAGCAGTCTTGTATGTGGGTCTTCTCGTCGCTTGTATAGTGAAGTGCGTCAAGAAGTCCGACAGGCAGTTCAGGATAGTCGATTCGATTTTTGATAAGGACGAACACAATGGCTAAGTTAGCAATCTCCATCTCTGGCGGCGGAGCGCTTGGTTGCGGACCGCTTCAGTTCATGTGCAGGTTGGAATCCGATCTTGGAAAGAAGCTCACAGATCAGAGCGTGGCTTTCGCTGGAACTTCAACTGGCGCTATCATCGCAGCATGCCTAGCAGAGGGCATGTCTGCTCATGATATCTTCGATCTGTACAAGAGCAATCTGAAGAAGATCTTCACAAAGTACCCATGGTATAAGCGTATCACAAGTACTTGTCCAACATACGATAATAGCAACCTTAAGAAGCTGCTTGATAGCAATCTGAAGGGAAAGATGAAGGACTGGAAGAAGCCAGTGTTCCTCACTTCGACATTCACGAACGCTGAATCAGTAGAGAAGGTCTTCAACAACACAGACGAAGATCCTAAATGGAAGGCCGTTCTATCTTCTACGGCTGCTCCGACTTACTTCGATCCTGTGTATTTCGACAAGATCTGCGCAATCGACGGTGGTATGTGGAGTAATGACCCTACTATGTGTCTTCAGGCTGGGTTGAAGAGTCAAAGTTACAAAGGAAAGTACAAGATTCTTACGTTCAACACTGGAATGGACACTCCGAACGAGGCAACTGGGAACAAGACTCTCGTCGGCTGGGGAGCATATCTTCTCGAAGAGTGGATAGCTCGCTCTGGAAAGTCTAACTACTTTGAAGCATGTGCTAATCTCGGAAAAGACAATGTATTCCGTGCTTCTCCGAAAGTCGAAAAGAAGTTCAAGATGGATGACATATCAGACAAGACGATCAACAAAGTTATCGAAGTATGGGATAAATACTACGACTCGGTCCGAGACCAGGTTGTGAAGTTTGTAAAGGAGTAAAGATGGAAAAGTATAGAATAATCAAGACTGGTTTGAAGACTCAGAAAGAGTGTGACATTCTAGACGGAGTCTTCGGACAGCTGTCTGACGGTATGTGGGAGAACAGCCGAGCTGCTGGAGGATATTGGCCCTATATCGATGCTGAGCTCGAGAATGGAGAAGTCGTATTGAAGGTATCTACTGCCTATAGAAAGTCTGATTGGCCTACTAACAAGCTGCTCAATATGACAGACGACGACATCAAGAAGTGGCTCGCTAAGAAGATCAAGCAGGTCATCAAGGAAGAGGGTCTAGACTGGAACAGAAGCAACGAAGAGACGACCGACTATCTCGGCACAGAGTGGAGAAAGAGCAAGAAGCCTTCTACCGTAGCTGACTGCTACTATGTCTATGAAGTCCTCAAGGGCAGAAACGTCGCTAAGCATCCAGAGTACGCGAAGCAGATGAACATCTCCGATGCTCTGAAGACACTCGACAACGCTAAGATCAAGTATGTGCAGCAGGAAGATGAGCCTTGGGAATCCGATCTGGACGAATCTGTCATCTCACAGCCTATACCATACATTGACTGGGTAATCTAGGCGTTAGGGTCGATCAATCTTTTCTCGAAATACTCAGGAAGGTATTTCGAGAATTTTTTGTGTTGGAAACTGAACGACGCGTCGAGGACGAAAGTCTCTGCGTAGTCTTCATGGCTTCTCACGGAACGGCCACTAGCCTGAAGCAGTTTCTGCCACATCTTGTTCGAGTACCATAGCGGCACTTCCTCGGACAGCGTCTTGGTTCTGAGGTTGCCCAAAGATTCCCACGGCAGCTTGACGATAATCTGGAATGTTGACAGGTCGTCGTGCAGGTCGATTCCTTCTGTCATCGAAGACGACACGAGAACTGAGTCCTTGCTGACATAGTGCTCTTCTAGAATGTCTTCGTTTCTCACTTCGTCTAGGCGTACCAGAATGCGAGAGTCATGTAGATGCTCTTTGATGTATTTCGAGATCTTCATGTTTCCAGTATGAATGATTCCACGCTGTCCCTTGTGCTGATCCATGATGTATTTGACTGTCTTCACTATGTTCGCTAAGTTCGACTCATCCTGCAGATCCTTGTAGTTTGTGTTGCAGTTGCCGAGCACTACGATGGGCGCCTTTTTAGGATCGAAAGTAGATTCGATATCCACGAAGCAGCACTTGTCTGGACGGATGCCTAGGCTGTTAGCGAAGTTAGAGAGATTCAGAATGGTAGCAGACATGAAGATGATCTTGTCAGCTAGGCCATCGAAATACTTCTTGAAGATCCAGTCCACGTTCACAGGAACGATGTCTAGACGGCGTTCTTTCTTGTCCCAGTTGTAGACCCAAGAGTCAGTCTCGTCGCTGTCTTTGTATGCGTCAATCTTTGCGATCATTTCAAGAATTTCACGCTTGTGCTTGTACTTAGACTTGCGAGGATCTGCCGCATCTTCCATCGCTTTCTTTACCTTGCTGTCAACGACTTTCTTTTGCTGCTCGGCTTCGTACTCGATCAACTCTTTTGCGATACTCTGTGCAAGACCCTGACAGATGTTGATGTATTTCTCCATCTTGGCGGTAGGCTTAGAGGAGGACTCGAAATCGCAGTGCTTGATGTAGTGGAGATCTTCACTAGTCAATCTCTTCTCTGCTTCGAAAGCTTTGATCATCTTGTCGGCGCTGAAGCTGATCGTTCCGACATCCACTAGGAAATCTTCGAGGAGATGAGCTTCGTCGATGATCATCACGTCTCGCTTGACCTGCTCTCCTTTCGGTGCAACAGCTGATCTCATGATAGAAGTGTTAGCGAGGAAGACCTTAGAGTCGAACGCCTTCTTTAGCGTGTTGTAGTAAGGGCACATGTCGTTCATCTTGCAATAGCGCTTGATGCCGATAGAAGTAGAGTCGGATCCCTGACATGGACCTTTGTCGCACTTGACGTTGTCGTTCACTATGCAGTCGTAGTTCTGCATTCCCTTTAGCATCTGGATAGGGAACTTGTCTTTGAAGTCTCTCCAGTACTGATCCTGCAGTGCTTTGTTGGTCACGACGATGTAGCTCGACTTAGCCAACATTGATTCATAGATTGCAATACCCGACTTTCCAGAGCCAGTAGGCATCTGGGCTACAATATACTTCTTGTCGGTACCAGCCACAGCATCCAGGAACTTTTGCTGCTCTGGACGGATTTTTTCATAAGGGAATTGAAAGTTCATGTTCAAAATTTAGTAATCTTTTTGGTCATTCTAAATAGAATCGAGCAAATTTTACTATTATTGTTCATAAGGAGAGCGCAACACAAAGCGCTGATTTACAATGAAGCCAAGAAAAAGAATCCTATTGGTCGATCTAGCCAACATGGCGATTCGTACTGGATGCAAGTGCTACAGAGACGATCCGACAGACACGACATATAATAACTGGAAGTGCGAAATTCTAGAAAATCTCGCAACACTGGTTCAGAAGACCGAAGCTAACTCGGTTATTCTCTGTCAGGAAGGAAAGAGAAACTGGCGATACGATGTGTTCGACGCTTACAAAGCACACCGAAAAGAAGAGAAAGCGAAATCCAAGCTAGACTTCGACACGTTCTATCCAGTAGTAGACACATTCTGTGAGAAACTCCGTCAATACGTTCCGAACATCTATCAGCTCAAAGTTGAAGGCTCCGAGGGAGACGATCTCGTCGCTGTCTTGACAAAGAATCTCACTACGAAGTACGACGTCGTATGCGTATCGACAGACCGAGACTTCTACCAGCTGCTGAAGTACAACGGATATAATCAGTATCATCCGATCAAGCGCCAATACATTCATGTCGTGAATCCCGAACGCTACCTTCTCGAAAAAGTCGTAGTTGGAGACAAGGGTGACGGCATTCCACACATCAAGCCGAGAGTCTCAACAAAGACGGCTGCCGACATCGTAGAGAACGGACTAGAAGACTGGCTGAATGAACAGACGGATGAAGTGAAAGCGAACTTCGAGCGCAACAAGAAGCTCATCGACTTCGACTACATTCCAGTTCACGTCCAGCTCAAGATCATGGAAGAGTTCAAGAAGCTGCGTTTCAGCAGCATGAACATGAGAGACATGTCAGAGTTCCTGATCGCTATAGGTCTTGGAAATCAATTCGATAAAGTACCCGAATATGCTAACACCTTCATCCGACTGGAGAGAATCGATGTGTAAGGACAAGAAGAAGTTCAACCGTTTCTATGTCGATGTGCTCAACTCTCTAAAGAAGTACTCGACATGCTCTAGACTCCAAGTCGCAGCGATCTTGGTGAAGGATTCTAGAATTCTCAGCTCGGGCTACAACGGAGTAGCTAAGGGCTGCACCGAGTGCAACAAGATCTACAAGAGAACTCCTGACGGCAAGATCACTTGGAACAGCGCTCTAACGCGTCAGACCCGATTCTTGACGGAGGAAGAGTACCGCAAAGAGCATCATGAGTTCGCAGACAAGTACGAGATTCACGCGGAGATGAACTGCTTGGGATTCGCACTGAAGAACAACACAGACATCACGGGAGCTCAGCTGTACCTGACTACCAGTCCATGTCTGAACTGCTGCAAGCTCATTCTCACTTCTGGGATCAAGGAAGTGTACTACATCGAGGAGTACGACGACCATAGCGGTATCGAATATCTCGTCCGAAATGGCGTAATTTGCGAGAAAATCGAGCTTTAGTTTACGCTATTTCTTGAGAAATTGCTTTAGATAGTCTCTTCCGTACGTTTTAGCTACATATTCAATGTACTTTTTGTAGTTAGAGATTATCTTCACATTATTTTCAAGCATGCATTTATGCTTTGCTTCGTATCTTGAATTTTGACTTTCGTCGTAAGGATTTATCATATTGCCAGATTCGTTGAAGAATTGCTTTCCTTTTATTTCAACATAAGTATCTTCAACTAAGAAATCTGGCTGATATGTTCTAATTTTATCTTTGTCTAAATACTCGAAAGATATATTTGGTTGATATTCGAACTTTATATTGTGATCTTTCAAGTAGATATAATATGCTATTTCAGGCATACTATCGAAATTTACGCCTTCAAACAGATATTTATGCTGGGATTTCTTTCTAATTTCTGGTATCTTCATAGGATTAGTTACACCGTATCGTTCTAACGACGTAGCTCTATAGCGTTCTTTGGATTTAACTACGTCAAATTTCTCCACTCGCTTGGCTATAGCTTCGGGATATTGGCCTGAATACTCATATTTGCCATTGCTATGTTCTAGACATGTTTGCTTACTCTTTTCTTTGAATTCATCTGTCTGAACGAACCAGTCCTTCCCGTATTTTTCTCGATTTTGCTTCTTGCATTTATCTTTTATAGCTTGAGTTTTCTGCGGGAAACGATTTCCATACTTCTTCTCGCAGGTAGCGTATTGCTTTTCTCGATTAGATGCTAGAGACAGATTGCATTTTACTCCATAGTGATCCATGAATGTCTCTTCGATCTTCTTTCGTATATCAGGGTCTTTACCTGCGCACTGATCGCTGCAATAAGGTCTATATCCTCTGAAAACTCCGAAGAAATAAGTCTCTTTTCCGCACATTTTGCACTTTCCAGCATCTTGATCGGTATTTACATATTTTCGATAATACTCTTTTCCGCTTAGTTTATGCTTGTGTTTTATATGCATTCCAAACGCATTAGCGCTAAATGAATTTCCGCAGATTTTACAAACTTGTTTTTCCATAATTAAGATGTTGATATTTGCATTAAATATAGAATAATTTTAAGATACGTGTATAAATAAAAAGAAAAATATTTATGGAGTCATAATCATGGCTGAATACAAGAAACTTCTGAATGAATCCTTTATCAATGATGTAACGACATCTAATGGAGAAGACGGAAAAACCCTATATATTGAGGGTGTTTTCATGGGTGCAGAAAAACGCAATAGAAACGGCCGTATATATCCAAAAGCGTTGATGGAACGTGAAGTAAACCGCTTCAACGAATATATTAAGAACAATGAGGCTTTGGGTGAGCTTGAACATCCAGCTGAACGAGCTAAAGTTGATCCACGTGAAGCTGCTATCAAGATTGTTAGCCTACGCATGGATGAGAACTTTGCTCTAGGCAAGGCTAAGGTTCTAGACTACATGCCTAACGGAAAGATGCTTGCTGGACTTCTTCAGGATGTTAGAATGGGCGTTTCTTCGAGAGGAGTTGGAGATGTCAATGAGTCTACAGGTATTGTCGAATCGAATTTTCAGCTCATCACTATCGACAGCGTATTAGGTCCCTCTTGTCCGGATTCCTATGTTAATGCTGTTCGAGAGTCCTACGAGTGGGTCTTGAACGAGTCCACTGGTCTCTATATCGAGAAGCGCATTCAGCACACACCGGAAGAGGCTATCCAGACACTTGAGCCAGCTAAGGAAGCTTTCGAGAAGAAGCTAGACGCTGGCGGTTCTAAGGCTGTCGCAGAGGCCTTCAAGGAATTCTTCGAGATCTACCGACACATTTAGGGTAAGTCATGGCAGGGATGAATCTATATCAGGCCTTTAAGATCCTTCGTGAATCAGGACTCGTCTTGGAGAAGAAGCTCAGATCTGAGATGACTCCCGAGGAACTTGCTGATGCAAGAGCTAAGAGCAAGGAGAGAAGACTTCTCAGAAAAGCCCGCAAGGAGGGCGAGAAGAAGGTTCTTGATCAGCTCGGTCTAACTCATGATGATCTCAAGAGGCAAGAGCAAGACAAGAGTGCTTCGGACAAGAGTCCTTCGAACAAGGGCGACTGGGCAGTATGTACATTCACTCCGATTCCCGAGAACTTCAATAAGCACAAGCCAGAAGGCTGGGGCGATGATGTGCTCAAGAAGATCGTTCAGGGACACGACCTTCTCGTTGGGTACTATCCGTCGAAAGCCATTGCAGAGAAAATCGCAATGACCATCTTCGCGAAAGAGCTAGATACTTACTATAAGCGAGCTAAGGAGAACGACAGCTCTTACGGTCTCGAGTACAAGGTCCGTTCTGTGCTTGTCGTAAATCACTCAGACACGAACAAGCGCTGGAGCTCGGCTAGAAGAGGTCCAGGCGACTCGGGTTACTGGTATGACGCTGAGAGAGATGTCAGCGAGAAACAATCTAAGCTCCGTAATGAGACACTCGAGAAGTTCCAGAAGGAGCAGAAAGAAGAGGAAGAGAGAAGAGAGCACGATAGGGCTTGGGCTAACAGCTCTTGGAATCCGAACTCTGGAAGATTCAGAAATGTCTACGCGCATCACTAATTTTTTTCAGAAAAATCTAAAATCCTGGAGTTTTCTAAATCATGGATTTTCTTAAATCTGAAATATCAAAGAGGAAATCATGAACTACGAGAAACTAAAGGCTACCGTCACCGATGAAGTCAAGAAGCGTATCTTAAATGCTTCTCTCGATTTTGTCAACACATTCAGATTCCATGACAGCGATGATCCGACAGAAGTGATCACAGAGTTCGACAACAGCTACAACAATGCAGTATCTGAAGTCATCCGTGCTGTGCTTGAGGATGTCAGAGACGGAATCAATCAGGCTGGCGACAGGGCATTCGAGAAGTGCATATCTAATGCTGTCGCAAACGGCGACCTTTCAGAAGAACGCGCCGACATCGTTTCGAACGAGTACAATAGCTACGATAGCATGGACATCGACGGTATCGTCGACAACTACTTTAAACAGTAACATTCCAAGGAGTGAATAAATCATGAGAGTATTCAAGATAACATTCGATAGAGATGAAGAAGCTCGTGAAGAAGAGTTCGAAATCCGCGACAACATGGGAAGCTTAGTTGACACAGTTATTGATAGTAATACTGTCTACATTACTGGACCTCAAGCTGCTGCGATTGCCAAGTATTGGTATAAAGGTCGAAACGTCGAAGAGATCGAAATGACTGAATCACAATTCAACAGCATTCTGAATCCGAAAAAGCCGAAGAGGTATGAAGCAAGAGTCGAATTCATCTCGGAAGACGCTGCATACGACGCTATGGATATCTGGAAGAATGTTCAACATCCATCTATTCGTCCTATGAGCGCATTCGATCCATGGACACAGAAGCAATTGGCTATTGCTAGAAGAATGGCTGATGTCGAAGTTGAGAAAGATGGAGAAACTCTAATTATCCACTCATCTAGCAAAGCCAAAGTGATAGAAGCTGTAGCAATCTTCAACGAGGACGAGGATTCTGTCGTCTCTTCGAGTAAGCCTAAGAGAATCTCAGAGTCAGATATGACGATAGAAGATGCACTTTTGATTCTCGAAAGCGAAAATCTCAAAGCAACTAAGAGCCCAGAACAGATTGAAGCCGAGAAGGCAAGGCGCAAAGAGCGCCGCATGGCTCGTCGCCTCAAAGAACGCCGTGAGAATGAAGTGATGAAGTTCAAGTACTCGGTCTGGTCTCCTCTGCGCTACTCTGATGAGCTGTGGAACTATGTCGGAAGATACAAGAGGGAACTCGACACTTGGGCAGTTCAGAACTCTAAGAGAGGTCAGAAGATCAGCATTCGCACCGACTCGGATCACGATGACTACTATGTCGTTAAGTTCTACATCGAAGCGCCGCGAAAGTTCAAAGACTACTTGGAGAATTTCTTCGAATCTAAAAAGACTGATGCTCCGTGGTGGATGGACTACGGCATCTCTGGACTCAGAATGGAGAGGATCTAATGAAACTACCAGAAGCACTCACAATACTCGAAAACTCTAAGATGCGAGCTCTCACTCCTGAGCAGGTCGCTAGGAGACGCTGGCGCTCTAAAGTCCGCAGAGCTCAGAAGAAGACTCCCGAGCTCATGGCTAAGCTCGAAAAGATGTATGATCGAGTTCTAGACTTCGATCTGGATCTCGAAGCTCCCTGGATCAGCCGTGCTCTCGCTAACGAAGACTACAAGTCCGTTCAGGAAGAGAAGGATCGCATCAACAAGCTCTACAAGAAAGAAGTAGCTGAGCCGTTCGACAAGATGGCTGACGAACTCTATCGTGCTATCGACCACGACAAGGAATCTCCTCTCTTTAAGCTTCTCTCGAAGATGTGCAGAAAGCTAGAAGGAATCCAGTTCTTCCACAGCGGAGCTTGCCCAGATACTGATAGGATGAGAGATATTAACTGGGTCTAATTTTTTCATATATTCTATAGTATATGAAGAGAATTTTAGAGTTTCTGACAAAAATCATGGAAGCAGACCCGATAGACGTCGTGGTCTGGTTCTTTATTTGTCTAGGAACTATGGCTATATTCATGATCGGCTTGAAGATGTTCATTGCCGCAATTGGAGGAACGAATGGATAGAGCAAGAGAAGAGTATGAAGTGATGAAGGAACTCTTCATCCGCATGAGCAACGACTACAAGTATGACCTGATCGTCAACGAGAGCAACAAGTCTCTTACGCTGAAGGTCGTAGATAGCGGTCACATTCTGACATTCTCATACATCTTCGGAAATTCTAAGATCTTCGTGGTGGACGAATGGGACGCCATGACGACTTTGAACACGACTAACTTACAGTATCTTCCTACTGACATCACATTCCGTGTATCTAAGTGGAAGAAGATGATCTCGGAAAAATCATGACACTAGATTCTTTTATACTCTGGAAGTTCAAGCGTCTAGAGGGCCGTTTGAAGGGCTTTAGATCTTCCGACATGTATCTGACGAAAATCGATCATGGGCTTGAGCAATACGAACTGTCTTACGACATCAAGACCAACCGGGCTAAAATGACTAACGCTTTCGACGGAAAAGAGATATTCTCGTGCAGCTTCAAAGAACTAGAGAGCTATCTCGATGGACTTGGACTGCTAGTCGAGCGTGACATGAGCGAGCGACATACTAGCTCTGCTGTCCTGATGGACTTCAATTTGTAAACATTTCTTAACAACATTACTTATTTAGAATTTCTCTTCAAATTCTTATATTGTATGTGTAAAATATATGGAGTAACTTATGAAGAGATTTTCTGAATTTCTAAACGAATCTCAGCTTTTAACTGAGATGGCTAGAGTTGGATTTCTAGATGAACTTGAAATTTGTGTCTATACTGATGATCCAGGAAATGTTCCTCATGTGCATATTAGAGATGTAGCTACTAGAGGAAAATTATTTGATGCATGCGTAAAACTGGAGTATCCTGAATACTTCGATCATGGCTGCCATACTGACACTTTAAATTCTAAACAAAAACGAGAATTAGATAAGTTTATGAATTCTGCTCCAGCAAAAGGAGTATTTAAAACGAATTATGAAAAAGCTGTATATATGTGGAACGACAATAACTCTAATAAGGACGTAGAATTTGAATATTATGATGACGGTAGAGTTATAGTTCCGGATTACACTACTCTTCACTGATATAATTAACTAAACAAAAGGACCTACAACTATGTTAAAGAGAACTAGACCAACTTTCATCACGTCCGACACTCATTTCGGACATTCCAACATCATCAAGTACTGCAAGAGACCGTATAAGGTCGAGGGCGGAAACAAGAATCCTGCTAACATTCCAGAAGTGCAGCGCATGAACGAGGATATGCTCCAGCTGTTCGACAAGCTTCCCGAGAACTGCGACATCTGGCACCTGGGCGACTTCTGGTTCCGTGGTGGAAATCCTAGAGACTTCACGGATGACGACACGATCTGCGACATCATTCAGGCAGTCAAGCGAATCCGCAACAAAGGACGCAGAATCTTCCTCGTCCTAGGCAATCACGACCTCGGCCGTCTGAACAACAGGTCTCGCTACGAGTACTACAACGTCATGGCTTTCAACAAGGTCTATGACTCTCCTGTCATTCTTGAAGACAAGTGGATCCTCTCCCACGAGCCCGTATGGATCGAGCCGGGATCACACTTCGTCAATCTCTACGGCCACACTCACGATCTGGTCATTCCGGAAGACTACTTCTGCTTCGATCAGGAGAACTACGCTATGGACGCGCGTGAAGGAATCGTTCCGGAAATGAAGTGGCCGGAAAGAAAAGTAAATTTAGAAAACTATGTCAATGTCTGTCTGGATCACTGGCACGGAATTCCTGAATGGAAAGGAGATACACTCTATGTCGACAAACAACACAAAATCTGGGAGTAGCACAACTGGTATCGGCCTCGTAGGCCTCTGGACCGTGTTGGCTACTGTCTTCCACTTCGCTGGCTTTGGGGCTTTCGCTAAATGGCCAGTCATCGCCTGGCCTTGGCACTGGTCTTGCTTCTGCATCGCAATCTGGTATGCAGCTGTAATCAGTCTCATCATCGCTGTGGTCGCCCTCATCTATATCATCAAGGTGCTTCGCGAGAAAAAGAAGTCCGAAGAGGCTAAGAAGCAGCTTGATGTCGCAAAGCTAGCAGCTATGGGTCGTTTCGATGAAGCCCGTCAATTGGCTAAGACTAATTGGCCGAAGGGCGTTCCCGAAAAGGTCATGAAGCATATCGAAGATCTCGAGGAGAGAAGCAAGAATGAAAGTGACGCTTCCTGATCTGACTACGATCGACTGCACCGTGGATGAGTATGAAGAGCTCATCGCACGTGGCCTTGTCGGAAAGAAGCTCGATGAGCTGAAAGTGGAACTTGAGGGACAGGATGGCGAGAAGATCGTCATTCCGTCAACTCCAAAGAAGCAGCCTTATAATGGCTGGCCTGGATTCGTAGCGCTCTATGGCTGTGAGATTCCAATGTTAGATCCGTCTGATCCGTTCAAAGAGAATCTCAGCTTCCAGTACGATCCGACTAAACTGAACGCTACTGTACTTGACACTAACAATGAACAAAAGGACAAATCCGATGACAAAAACAGAAAACAAGACCGTCAAAATCCTCGCAATTCACACTAAGGGATTGAACATTTTACATAAGCTCGCTTGGTGGAACATCGCAAAGGTGAATCTCAAGGACGTGCAGTACATCGTGACTCACGAAGGAAAGGGCACCGCTACTGCGTTCTTCAAGCTCGATCGCGACAAGAACGGTAACTACAAGACAAACATCTGGAAGGGCGTAACGAGCAAGAATCCGTACACGACAATCGTTCTCCCTGACGGAACAAAGCGCGTGAACTTCGAGCCGTTCGCAACTTACGAAGAGCTCGTAGATGCACCGAAGAATCTCCCGAAGACCAAGCAGGGTCAGGCAAATCCGCTTCAGGTGTTCCAGTTCGATCCGAAGACGAAGGAACTGGTGCTTCCGAAGACCAAGTAATTCCTGTTTCTCCTGATACAGAAAGTTCCCGGGTTTACAAGACTCGGGAATTTTCTTATATTTAATACTGAGGTATAACATGGAAGATGAATTAGGATCTGCATACGAAGAGAAGCCGAAGATCACTTGGAAGGAAGTCTTCCTGAAGCTGATCGAGACGCTGAAGAATCACAAGGGACCCGTACTGACGATCAAGATGCCGTTCTTCGGCTGCATGACTGCTGCCTTCTTGTCTCACTTCGTAGGCAACGGCATAGGCTGGAACATTCTGCACTTTTTCTGCTCGTGGTTCTATGTATCTTACAAGACTATCGAGTACCTAACTACACACTTCAACTAAAAAGGAAACTATGAAAAGATTGGTAGTATATCGTGGCCTCCCTGGCTCTGGCAAGTCCACTTCTGCAAAGAAGCTTCAGGAATCTCTCATACAGCAGGGTGAAACTGTAGCTTATTACGAAGCAGACATGTACTGGATCGGAGAAGATGGACAGTATCACTTTGATCATAAGAGACTCGGTGACGCTCACACTTGGTGCCAGGACAAGGTTCGTGAAGCATTGCGCAACTGCACTACTGTTATCGTAGCTAATACGAATCTCACTAAGTGGGAGATGGACATCTGGAAAGAGATCGCAGACGAGGCGAACGTGAAGATGGAAGTATTCCACATGAAGACTATGTACGGAAACATTCATGGAGTTCCCGAAGAGACACTCGAAAAGATGAAGGCCAAGGAAATCGACTGGCCAGGAGAAATCGTAATTACTGCAATACAAAGGAATAAAAATGCATAAGACTTATGTAAAGCCTACAATGGAAATTATCGACATGGGTAGCAACGAACAGCTCTTGTCTGGATCTGGAGACAATCAATATTGGGTTCCGCCAGAAGAGAAAGAGGGCTGTGATACTCCGTGGTGGTGTCCGTAATACTATGAACTATTTAACTCTTGAAAAGTGCTTAGAATATGCAGATCTCGGATGGCTCGACAAGCACGAGTCTGCTGACGGAAAGCTTGTCGGCTTCAAGTACTCTCGACAGACCGTCTATGACGGTGCTTGGGATGAGATCACTCTCCAGTGCCGTGGTATCGTGTTCGAGAAGTCTACTGGCGACATCATAGCTCATCCGTTCAACAAGTTCTTCAACTATGAAGAGATCTACGACGTGACTACTGATGACGGCTACATGCGTCTCACTAAGCTCGGAGAAACTCTCACGAGACTGAGACACGGCTTTGAGCCGAACATCACGAAGGACTTCCGTGCTATGGACAAGCTTGACGGCTCGCTCGGCATCTTGTTCAACTACGAAGGCAAGTGGATCATCAAGACTGGTGGTTATTTCGACTCGGATCAGGCTAAGTGGGCTCAGAACTGGTTCGACACTAAGATCGACGACGAGCGCAAGGAATTGCACTTGGACAAGAATTGGACTTACTGCTTCGAGATCATCTCAAACGAAGACCAGCACGTATGTCACTACGACTACGAGGGCTTGGTTCTGTTGGGATTCTTTGACGAGAATCACACAGAGGGCGAGATGGCTGACATCGCAGAGCTCGCTTACAAGCTAGATATCCGTTTCTCTGAGATGATCTACTTCGACTCGATGGAGAAGATGATCGAACAGGCTAAGAAGCTCGACGTTGACCACGAGGGCTTCGTTGTGACTTTCTCGTCTGGGTTCAAGATGAAGGTCAAGGGGATCGAATATCTTGAGAAGTTCAAGATGCTCTATTCTATCTCAAAGAAGTCTGTACGTGAACACTTCGACATAGAGCGTTTAGTCCTCGATCCAGAGTATCGGAAGCAGATTCCAGAAGAGCTATGGGAGATTCTCGAATATGCAGACAAGCTAGAGAAAACGTGCGAAGATCTTAAATTCCGAGCAGAGGATGCTAGCTACAAAATCAAGGATCTACTAGGACGTGAACGTTACGAGAAGGCAGTGGAAATCCTTGGCAATAGATACGCTTGCCTGGCAATCAACTCGGCGACTGGAAGGAAGATCAACGAACTCGTCTTCAAGTTCGCAGTAGAAGAGCTCAAATCTCACTCAGAAGATGAATAGATTGTAAAGAATATTTTACTTTACAATTTTCAGAGAAATTCTATATTGTTCATGAAGAGGATAAGAACTATGAAGAGATTTGCTGAATTCCTAAATGAGCAGTTCTTGATCAACGAGATGGCTAGAGTTGGCCAGATAGATGAATTAGAGATTTGCGTTTATAATAGAGAGGCCGGAAATGTGCCTCATATCCATATACGCGATTATGCTACTATGGGAAAAGTTTTCGATTGCTGCGTTAAATTAGAGGCACCTGAATATTTTGATCATGGCTGTCATACTGATACGTTGACGACTAAGCAGAAACATCAATTGAATGACTTTATGAACGCTAAGCCTAGAAATGGTCATTTTGATAATAATTACGAATATGCAGTAACGCTCTGGAATGATAATAACTCTAATCGCGATGTGGAGATTGAACGATACGACGACGGTAGAATCATAGTTCCGGACTACAGCACACTTCACTAAAGTTTTCTATATTCCTAACTGAAAACGAGAGATGGTTACAGCAATCCTTAGATGCATGGTTCGCACAACAAGATTCCATCTCGTCAAACTTAGAACCGAAGGAAGTAACTATATGTCATTCTATTCCGAAATGGAAAAGATCCTCAAGAAGAACAAGACTCTCACCGAGAACGGTGGTGTCGGTTATGAAACCTCGGGCAACGCGCTCTTGGATATGAACTACAAGGTAGCCTCTTACCGCACTGCGGATGAAGGCACTATCTTGGCTGACTTCTTGAAGGCTTTCGCAGAAACCCCTGAACTCGCTGTCAAGTGGATGTTCTACGCAGGTGACGTCCGCGAAGGTCTCGGTGAGCGCCGTCTGTTCAAGATTCTCGTCAAGAACGTGATGCCGAAGTACCAGCACTTGATCAAGTACATTCCCGAGTACTCTCGTTGGGATGTCGTGACCGAGCTGCTCGGCACTTCTGTCGAAGCGGAAGTTGTAGCTCTGATCCGTTCTCAGCTCGATACCGACTTGAAGGCTGCTAAGGCAGGCAAGCCGATCTCTCTGCTCGCTAAGTGGATGCCGTCAGTGAACACTTCCTCTAAGGAAACTGTCGCTAAGGCTAACAAGCTTTGCGCTCTCCTCGGTATGAAGCCCGCTCAGTATCGTAAGACTCTGTCTGGACTCCGCAAGTACTCGAACGTGATCGAAGTCAAGCTCTGTAAGAACGAATGGAGCGACGTGGACTACGAAGCTGTTCCGTCTCAGGCTAACCTGAAGTACAAGGACGCCTTCCTCAAGCACGACGAAGCCCGTCGTCGTGAGTTCCTCGGTAAGCTCACCGCTGGTGAAGCCAAGATCAACGCTTCCGTGTCCTTCCCGCACGAAGTGGTATACAAGTACCGCTCTCATGGAGGCGTGTACAGCTCTACCGTCGATCCGACTCTCGAGGGTATGTGGAAGAACTTGAAGTCCATCGAGATGACCAAGCCGATAATCGTCGTTCGCGACGGCTCTGGCTCTATGGAATGCCCGATCGGCGGATCGAGAGTTCATGCTCTCGACGTCGCAACTGCTCTCGCAATCTATTGCTCTGAGCACGCTGCTCCGGGCTTCGAGAACGAGTTCATCACTTTCGGCAACAAGCCGAAGCTCGTGAAGTTCGGTCCGAACATGACACTTCGCGACAAGATGACCTTGGCTTACAAGGAAGCTGACTGCTCCAACACTGACATCGAGGCCACTATGGATCTCATCCTTAGCACGGCTAAGAGAAGTCATCTGAAGCAGGACCAGATCCCGGATGTGCTGATCATCTCCGACATGGAGTTCGACTCTGCAACTACTTGTTCTTGCTACAGCTGGCAGAGAACTTCCACGAATGATCTGTCGACAGTGTTCGAGTCCATCCGCAGGAAGTACAAGGCTGCAGGCTATGACCTCCCGGGCATGGTATTCTGGAATGTCAACTCCCGCACTAACGCGATTCCTCTTCAGAAGAACAAGTATGGCCTCAAGCTCCTCTCTGGCTTCAGCCAGAACGTGATCAACATGGCGCTCTCTAACAAGCTCGATCCGTTCGATGTCTTGAAGGAAACTCTGCTTTCCAAGCGCTATGAGGTCATCAAGTGAGTAAGAAACGCTACCGCTGCGAAGTCCTCATGGGCGGAGAAGCTGAAGTCTTCAAGCGCTATGGAAAGGACGAAGATACAGTCCGTAGTGAACTTCAGGCATTCCTGAGAGAATTTTACGGGCACATCTTCCAGATCCAGTCCGTCGAGTTGGACAAGACTAAGACAGTAAAAGTATAAAAATCTCCTCATGTTAAGTAGAAGTCCGGGTTTCACAAGAGCACGGACTTTTTTTGTATATTTTGAAAGTATGAAACCGAAAATATATCTCTTCACAGTCCGTTATAAGCTCGTCTGGGATAATGACTGGCAGTTCAAAAATGTAGTGATCGAGAACACTGTCGATTTGAAGAGCGCTATGAACGCGTTGAGAAAGAAGTTTCAAGATGGTGCTAAGATAGTCGTAGACAACGTATATTCTGAGGAAATGATACTATGATCAAGATCAACTCAAAGTTCAAAGACTACTACGACAGCGCAATCGGATCATTTCCTGACTCTGACGTAGTATACAACCGCACACCAGAGATCGAAACCTATAGACTGTCTGAATTTCCTTCTCTCGGAGAAGATTTCGATGGAAACATATACAGCAAAGAGGCTTACATAAAGAACTGCGATCCGAATCACGAGCTAGGGGATCCGAGAATTTCTGACGTATATAGCTTCTGGGTCGGATTAGCTGGAAAGTGGTATTCGTTTACGACTCTATGCGAGAAGATAGGAGCTCTAGTCTGGTCGAGATATGTTAAAGA